GCAGACGCTTCTGCCGAAACTCTAGAAAAAGCTGCCGACGTATCATATGTTATGGTTGATGAACCTGATTTTGCAAAAATGCTAGGTGACCTTAAAGGATTTTTCTCAGAGACACTGAGCAAGGTTTCAGAAGCAAATGCAGCACAAGTTTCAACAATCAAAGATACTGTTGAGGCGTTCAGCAAGAGCGTAGATGGCCGAATCTCAGAGTTAGCAGAACAACACACAGCACTTTCAAGCGCTGTAGAAAATATCAAGAACACGATTGATGGTGTAGAAAAGCGTGTCGATGCAGTAGAATCAGAGACTGCAATTAAGAAGTCCTCAGACCTTGGCGGGTCTCAGGAAGTAGTAATGAAAAAATCAAAATGGAACGGTTCTTTCCTCGGTTCCGTAAACGAACTATTTAACTAAAGGGTAGGTGAAATATAAATGAGCAATGAAACATTAGAAAAGGCAGTGGCAGCAAATACCACAGCAACAGCAACTTTTGGATCCACTACAGGTGGAACAGGAGTACATCGTCAGTCAGAATCTGGCAACGGTGGTCTGTTAAATCCAGAACAATCAGCTCGCTTTTTAGACTATATATTCGACGCAACCGTAATTGGAAAAGTCGCACGTACAGTTCGAATGAAGTCAGACACAACAGAAATTGATCGCATGTCAGTTGGCGAGAAGCTTATGAAGCTTGCTACTGAAGCAGATGATACTGCAACTAACGGCGCAGTAACTTTCTCAAAGATCTCTTTAACAACTAAGAAACTTCGCATGGATTGGGAGCTTTCAACAGAGTCTCTAGAAGACAACATTGAGGGTGCAGATCTAGAAGATCATATTGCACGTTTGATGGCAACACAAGCAGGTAACGATATTGAAGATGTAGTTCTTAACGGAGATACATCTCTAACATCAGACAATCTTTACAAGTCATTTAATGGCGTAGTAAAGAAGGCAAAGACATCAGGTCGCGTCGTTGACGCAGCTGGAGCCGCAGTAAGTCGTGCTGTATTTAATAGCGCCCTTAAGGCAATGCCACGTAAGTACAAGCAACGTCGTGGAGACCTTCGCTTCTTAGCAGGATCAAACCTAATTCAGGACTTCCTATTTGCTAACAGCATTGGTACAAACCAGACAATTCCACAAGATATCGCATCAAGCGTTATCCGTGGCGCAGTTGCACCTCTAGGTGGACCTGCAGGATATGTGGCACCATTCGCATTCGGTATTCCGATCATCGAAGTTCCACTTCTAAATGAGACACAGACTGGTGATTATTCAGCAGCAACTGGCTCACACGGAGATATCCACTTGTCATTCCCAAATAACGTAGTTATCGGAATCAAGCGTGATGTAACCGTCTACAGGTTCTTTTGGCCTCGTAAGGACTCAGTAGAGTACACAATGTATACTCGCGTTGGCGTCCAGATCGAACAAGCAGATGCTTGGATTGTTGTGAAGAACGTAAAAGTAGCTTCATAATAGGATTTAATCCGCAAGAGAGGCCCCCAATTAATTTTGGGGGCTTTTCATTTTAATTTAATAATGCTATAATTAAATAACCTAACAGAGGAGAAGTATGTCATTTGACACATTAAAAGTAGCAGAGCTTAGAAAAATTGCAGAGGACTTTGCAGTTGACACAGAAGGCTTAAAAAACAAAAACGATATTGTTGCCGCTTTGGCGGAAGAAGGCGTAACTTGGTCTGTATATAACAAGACCATTAACAAAATAGAAGAAGAGACAGAAGATATGCTAGAAGAGACTCTACCGAAGTTTGATCCAAAAGCAGAACAACCTGAGAACACCGTATTAGTAAGAATGACTAGAGATAACTTTAGGTATGATATTATGGGATTTACGTTCACAAAAGAACACCCATTCGTTGCAATGGTTTCAGATAAGGCTCAAGAAATTTTTGATAAGGAGGAGGGTTTTAGGTTAGCTAATCCAAAAGAAGTGCAGGATTACTACAACTAATTTAACCCTTTTATTATGGCAGAGATATTAATAGGTTCACAATCTCCTATAACACATCAGGTGTTTTGGAACGGAGAGGTTGCAACCACAGACTCTCTGCCAACAGTCAAAGTATATGATGTTACAAACGATCCACTAGTAAGCCCTGCCGTACTTCCAACAACTTTATTGGTAACTCTAACATCTGTTTTAGACGAAAATAATCCAGGAACGTATTCAGTAAGCATTCCATACTCATTAACAAATAGAAATAAAACTTTAAACGTAAAATGGGAGTATGCTGTGGGCGGAGTTGCAGTTATTAAATCTTATGAGATTTATGTAATTACTCCGTATATAAATTTTAATAATATTGAAGATCTAGATTTTAGTACAGATCCTTCTGACCCAAACTATAAATCTTACAAGCAATTAATAAAGGCTGAGAGATATGCAAGAAAATTAATAGATCAATATACTGGACAAAATTTTTATTTAGAAGACAAGCTGTATGCAGTATATGGATACGACTCAGACACACTTCCTTTGCCAGCTAAAATAAATTCTTTACATAGTCTTTATGCAAACGATATCCTGCTAGTAAATGAAATTACTAATGTTGATAATTGGAACTATCCAGTTCAGATATCTGAAAGCGGATACGGAATTAGAATTAACAGATCAGCACTATTAGACAACACGGTTTATACAGCAAACGGTATGGTTCCTCCTGACATTTATGATTATTCAGGTGCATTTCAATCAGGAGTTTGTTATAAAGTTTCTGGTAGATTTGGCTGGGACAAGGTGCCAGATAATGTTAAGTTAGCCACAACAGAGTTAATGAAAGACTATTTTTCAAAAGAAACTACTTGGAAAAATAAATACGTAAAGTCTATCTCTACCTTTGACTGGGACTTTGAATACACAGGAAATGCATATACTGGTACAGGTAACGCATTTGCCGACAACTTATTAGCAGAATACGTCTTAACAAATAAGGTAGAAATTATATAATGAATAGCATCATAGATTCTGTTCTGTCTATGAATTTAGATGTTTACAGACAGTCTGAAATTCAAGACGCAGATACTGGAGCACTTGTAAAAGAATTTAATTATTATAAGACCATAGCCTGTCATGCCAAGGGAATTATTAGCAATACATCCTCTTTAATTGGTGGGGGAAACAAGCAAAGCTTTTCTAACAAATATGCAGACGAACAGGTTATTCAAGTAAGAACAGCAGAAAAACTAACCGCTAGAGAAAAAGTTACTAACATCAGAGATGCAGATAATAATGTAATCTGGAATGAAATAAACTACCCCAGCGACACCCCAACCGTTTTTGAAGTAATGGGAACAACTCCTATCATAGATCCATTTGGTCGTGTAATAGCCTACAACTCTTCTATGAAAAGATCGGAGAACCAGAAAATTGGACTATAGCAAACCTTTACTCCAAGCAGCCAGTAGCCTTGAAAGGTTAATGATTGGAAGCGGACAAAACAATCACATAAAGGATAGTAATGTGGCTCAGATATCTGCTGCAATTTATTACCAAGCAAATGTGATAGCTAAATTAACTTCAAGCAAAAAGTTTAAAGACAAATTTAAGTCTGTTATATTTTCTCAAATATTAAAGGATTTTGGAAACTATGTAGACTCTCAGGCTAGATCTAAACCTAGGGCTCTTCATCACATGTATGAGTGGAAAAGAACTGGAGACGCTGACGCCAGACTTTTTGATTTAAAGATGATTGATGGTCAGGGCATTTCTTTTAAAATAAGATATGACTATAAAAACTCTACATCTTTTGTTCCGACCAAGGAAAGCAAGAGAAAGCACGTTTTTGTAAGTAAGGCGTCTATCATGGAAGCTGGGATGCCTCTAAAAATCGCTCCACGCCATTCTGAGAGGCTAGTATTTGAATCTGATGGTATTACAGTCTTTATGCCTAAAGGGGCCTCAGTGACCGTACAGAGGCCTGGAGGAAGCGGTGTAATGAATCAGTTTAAGATAAGACACAGCATATTCTTTAGAGGTCAATTAGTTAATCAATCTATTAAGTCTTCTGGGTTTCAAAAGATATTTAATTCTTCTCTTACTAAAGCACTTAAATTACCCCCTTCAATTAAAAAGGTTCAGTATTCATTCAGCGCAAATTCAATTAGGTCTATGGCGGACTCATCAGTAGAATCAGCATTTGGAGGTTCAATGATATGACAGCTAACTATAAATTAGATGCAATGCTAGAACTTAGAAAGTTTTTATGGAGCAGTCTAAAAACCGCAGGCATATTTGATGACGAAGATTATTATAGCGATAATCTAAATGAAAGCATAGTTCCAATTATTCCAGTTCAACAGGCAGCAGAAATGAATCAATTCTTAAGCGGTAAAAAGCATATCGTCTATGACAAGATAGGAATGTCATATGAGGACAACTGGGCAATATGTTGCGAACAGATGCTCTTCACCATATATGCTACTGAGATTTCAGATATAAATGAGATTAGAAACTTTATGACAGATCAATTTAGAAGAATGGATGATTCAGCTAGAGACGTAAATCAATTTGCAACCCTATCTAACAAGTTTAGGTTTCACAGCATCTTTATAGCAGACATCTCCCCAACAGAGCCTTCCGAGGAAATCCAGGGGTTCTTTTCAGCAGATGTCATACTTGAGGTCAAATACTCTAGGGTATTGGACTCCGTAGGCAGATTTTTGTAATTTGCCTTAAAGCCCCTTATAGACTAAAATTAGACTAGAGGAAAAGGCCTAGCCAGCCAACATTTTTTTAGAAACCACAGGAGGTGGAAATAAATATGGCAATTCAAAATACAGGTAATGCCAGAAACATTCTAGTAGGAGCATCACCATTGTTCCTTTCAAGTGAAGACATTACAGAGTCAACATATGTTGAGAACGCAGAGCCAAATTATGGATCAGCAACATCAACAGTAAAGGTACCGTCATTCGCATCAGGAGTTTCATACACAACTACACTAAACGGATCAGTAGATATAACAACAAATCTAGATGGTGTATTCTACTATCGTAACGTAGGATTTACAAATAATGGTCTTCAAATTACTTACAATCCAACATTCGATTCAGTAACCGTAGATCAGTTACTTGATACAGCAAAACTGTTCAAGTCTGCAATGGAGGTTATGATTGCAACAGAAATGTCAGAAGGCACACTAGAGAACGTTCAAGTAGTTTTCGGACAAAAAGCAAGTACATTAACTTCAGCAGGCACAGGCGTAACAGCAACAAAGAGCCTAGGTCTTGAGGCAGGTGCACTTGGTG